CTCGCGCACAGGCTTGAATCGATTGCCGACGAAATCGCGACGGGGGAGCGCGAGGCGACCCCGACACAGGCGGCGATGTTGCAGTTCCGCCTCCGCGCCCTGCGCCCCGATCTCTACCGCGAACGCGCCTCCGTCACCCTCGCCGCGCAAGGCGGCACGGAGGGGAGCGGTGGTCGTGCGCGGCTCCTCCTCGCGGAGTGGGAGGGGTGACCCGATGTGGACAGGTTGTGGACAGGTTGTGGATAACCTCGAGTTGTGGACAACCTGTGGACGGCTTGTGGATAACCACCGCCTGTGGATAACCTGTGGGCCTGGTGTGGATAACCTGGTGGCGTGATGACGCGCACGCGCGCGAAGGACCGCGCGCACACCCGCGCACCCAGGCGCTCGCGCACGCGCCCGCACCCGGGCACGCGCACCCCCGCGCCCACCCGCACCCCCCCGCGCGAGCGCGCGCGAGGAACCTAGTATCTAAACCCCCCCTCCCAACTCCAGCCCTATTTCCGAGATCACATCTATGAGTACTGACCCCTCTATCGTGGAACTGAGGAAGAAGTTCCTTTCCGCGACGGAGCGTGACTCGAGTACCCAGGGCGATTTCCGGGCGGCGTTTGCGGATGATTTCTCGTTGTGGCTTAGGCTAACGGGATGGACATACGCCCCCAAGGAGGTGGATTTGACTACGGGTCGGGAGGTTCCGAGTGCGAAGCCTCACCGCCCCTACGTTCTGTGGTCGTGTCAGGAGCGCGCAGCGGATGAGATCCTGTCTGCTGTTTCTGATGGTCGTGACGTGGTTGTGCGTAAGAGCCGGGATATGGGGGCGTCGTGGCTCTTGGCGGCGGTCGCGACGTGGGGGTGGCTATTCAAGGGCTGGCAGACGCTCTTGGTGAGCCGCATCGAGGACGGCGTGGATCGCTCGGGCGACCCTGACAGCCTCCTTTGGAAGGTGGACTACCTGTTGGAGTCGCAGCCACCTTGGCTTCTGCCGCTTCCTGCGAAGCAGTTGCTGAAGCGTGGATCGGACACCCGTCAGCACATGATGATCCGGAACCCGGTATCCGGTGCCACGATTGCGGGCCAGGCTTCGACGGCGCACGTGGGTCGTGGTGGTCGGCGCACGATTGTCCTGTTTGACGAGTTCGCGGCGATGGACGACGCGGAGGCTGCCTGGCGTTCGGCTGCTGACTGCACCGCTTGCCGCATCGCCGTGAGTACCCCGCTCGGGAGTGGAACGCACTACGCGAGCCTGGTCCGTCAGAGTCGGACGCAGGGTGACCCGAGGTGCGTGGAGCTTCTGTACATGGATCACCCGTCGAAGGGCGCGGGATCCGAGACTCGGTTGGACGGCGACGGTCGGGTGACGGGCGTGGCGGGTTCGGAGTACGTCTGGACTCCGTGGCTCGGGGAGCAGATGAAGCGCCGCGACCCGGTGGACATGGCGCAGAACGTGTTTGCCACGGAGGTCGGCTCGGGGTCGAACTTCTTTGTGCCGTCCGTGGTCACCTCCCACATGAACGAGTGGGCGCAGCCGGGTCAGAGGTGCGAGTTGCTGCGCGGGAAATGGGTGGATGACCCGAACGGGCGGTGGCGGATCTGGAAAATGGGCGAGCTGCACCGCGAATATGTGATGTTTGCCGATCCGTCCTACGGGACAGGGAGCGCCAATGCGGCCATCTGCGTCATGGATTCGGAGACGCGGGAGGTTGTCGCTGAGTTTGCGGATCCGAACGTTCCGCCCCACGACCTGGCGAACGAGATGGTGGAGGTGGCGATGACCGAGTACCGGGGTCGGAGGCTCCCGATGATCGGTTGGGAGGTGAACGGCCCGGGTGCTGCGATGCACCACGACTTCATCAGGATCGGCTACCACGCGCTCTACCAGCAGCGGATCGTCGGAACGACCACCGCGAGGAGGACGGTCAGGTACGGGTGGAACTCGAGCCGCCGGGCGAAGAGGACGATGCTGAGTGCATTGAGCCGGGCGGTCACCCAGGGGGATTGCCGCGTTCCGAGCGAGGACACCTTGCGGGAGATGCTCGACTACGTGATCATGGACGACGGGTCGATCGAGCAGTCGAGCGTCAAGGATCTTTCGAGCGGTGCGAGAGAATCTCACGGCGACCGCGTCATCGCCCTCGCGGGTGCGCTTATGCTTTGCGATGAAGGGACGGGCCCGGAGCGTCCGGAGCCGAGTCTCCCCGAAGATTGTCTCGGAGCGATCCTCCAGCACGACGAGGTGTTCAGATGAACTACGGCAGCGGCTTCGGCAACAGCACGAACGACAAGATGCGCCGCAAGGCTGGCATCATGGTCAACGGACCCTCGTCGCGCTCCTCGCGTGGCGGTGGCAAGGGCGGCCCCAAGCCCGCCTCCAGGAAGAAGACGTCGAAGAAGGGCGGGTATCGCTGATGGCCAACGCGACGCCCAAGTCCATCGGAAGGATGACCGGGATGGGGATGAAGAAGCGCAAGGACCTGCGCATCGGAGGCCCCGGTTCTGCCGGAGGCGGCGGAGGCAGAGGCGGCAAGAAGCCGTACTCGAACACGGGCACGGGCAACACCGCCGATGGTGGCGGCAAGAAGCCTGGCGGTGGGACCGGAGTCGGGAACTCGAAGGACGACGGCAAGGGCAAGGGCGGCGGCCGCGGGCTCTACGTCCGTCGCGATCAGAAGAGGCGCCGCTGATGGCACGGAAGAAGGGCCCCAACCTGTCGGTCGGTCGCGGCGAGAAGCTGCCCGTGTCGAAGGGTGCGGGCCTGACCGCCAAGGGCCGCGCGAAGTACAACCGCGAGACCGGGTCGAACCTGAAGGCTCCCCAGCCCGAGGGGGGTCCGCGCAAGAAGTCGTTCTGCGCCCGCTCTTCGGGGTGGACTGGCGAGCGCGGCAAGGCGGCCCGCAGAAGGTGGAAGTGCTGATGGCCGCGAAGAGGAACTCTCTCGTCGGGAACATCAACCGCCGCAGGGCGAAGGGCATCTCGCGACCGAAGTCGAAGACCACGGTCAGCGAGAAGTCGTACTCCGACATGAAGCGGAACTGGGGGAAGAGACGATGATCGAGCCAACTGTTCGGAAACTCCGAAAGGTTGAGTCCGATGCCACGTGACTACAAGGCCGAGTACTCGAAGTTCCAGTCATCGACCGCGTCGAAGAGGGATCGCGCGTCCCGCAACAAGGTGCGCCGTGCGGCGGAACGGTCGGGTCGCGTCCGCAAGGGCGACGGCAAGGACGTCGACCATCGCAACGGCAACCCCCGCGACAACAGGAGCGGCAACCTTCGCGTGGTGTCGCGCTCGTACAACAGAGGGAAACGCTGATGCCCAAGTTCACCCCCAAGTCGTCGCAGAAGCAGCACTTCGTCCACGAGAGTCTTCACCGATCCGGGAAGGCGAAGACGAAGGTCGCCAAGGCCGCGAGGAAGTGCAACGGCATGAAGCCCAGGAAGAAGGGACGCTGATCATGGCGAAGTTCACCCCGAACGCTTCTCAGAAGGAGCGCGTCTTCTACTGCGCCAAGTGCAAGAAGAAGCACGGGAAGGTCTGCCCGTCCAAGATGATCAAGGGGAAGAACGGCCGTGGACGGTGAGCTGAACCGTCTTCCCGACGATCCCGTCCTCGCGCATCCATGCGTTGCAGAGAGCGGCCGTCGCCTGATAGGCGATCCCCCGGTCAAGCCCGTGTTCGGTGATCCTGTCGTCTACACGGCAGAAGGGCGGGCGCGTCGAGTAGATGTCGCACCGCGATTCCTCATTGAGGTATACGCATGATCCGTCCGGACGGAGCATCGCCGGATCGACCTCGGGAAGCGCCCAGAGGCGTCGGCAGCATGAACCGCAGCTCGTACACGGAAACGCCATGTTGATTCCAATCGCCGCCAACGCCTGGGTGCCTTTGCACCGAATCGAACGGATTACCTTCCTGGCCGACGCCGCGATGGTAAAGTACAGCGACGCCCGAGAACCCGAGAGTGTTCAAGGGAACGACGCGCACAGGCTGCGCGTCTTTGTGGAAAACCATCAACGGGCTGCTCCCGACCCGCAGAAGCGCGGGCCAGGGCGACCCAAAGGAGTTCGGAAATGAGCGCAATGAGTCGCAGAGGCAAGGGCGGTCACTCCGGTGGCGGCAAGAACGGCGGAACCGGAGGCGCGCAGAAGAAGAAGCGCAAGAACTCCGGAAAGAAGGTTGTCCGCGCGCGGGCGTCGCTGTACACCCCCAAGGGCGGGCTGGCTATTCAGCCGGCACCTGGCGGCGGCAGGGGAACGAAGCCCCCAGCACCCTGAATCGAAGGGATCCCCATGCTCGATCCGACATTCATGGCGATCCGCCGCGAGGTGGAGAGCGCGGAGACGTTCCGCGATACCCACCTTTCGCAACTCAGGATCATGGTCGAGAAGTACCATGGTCCGGCGTTTCGCGATGACCGGACGGATCCGTACGTCGATGACCCGGAGAACTTCGGTCACGAGTACGTGAGCCTGGTGCTTCCGCGCATCATCCACGACGTGCCGAAGTTCCGCGTCAAGTGCGCCGACGCCATGATCGACATGGTGGTCGGCAAGCGGATGCAGATCGCGATCAACCGATGGGCGCGGATCACGAAGCTGAGGCGCACCCTCGAGCGGATCGCGACCGACATGCTGTTCTCCTACGGCGTCGCGATCACCGTCAACGAGCCTCGACAGGAGGCTCGGGCAATCGACGGCAAGGAGCCGTACCTTCCGCGCGTCTACCGGATCTCTCCCGAGCGGTTCTTCATCGATCCCGCCGCCACGAGCATCGAGGACGCCCGGTTCATGGGGCATTGCTACGCCGTGGACAAGGACGATCTCCTCGCCAAGGCGGAGATGGACAAGACGTGGGACTACGAGGCCATCGCCGCTCTCGCGTCGAACACGGACCTCGAGGAGATCCGCGACGACGCGGGACGCGACATCGAGGACCGCAAGGAACTCGCCGTCTACGAGGTGTGGGTTCCCGAGATCGACCAGGCCGCTCCCGAGATCCTGGACGAGATCGCCGGGCCGGGCATGGTCAACGGCACGATCTACACGTTCGTGAAGAGCCGCAACGGGAACAGCAAGTGGGACGGCTACATCCGGAAGCCGATCCACTACTACGGACCCCGTCAGGGCCCGTACACCGTGTTCGGTGTCTATACGGTCCCCGACGATCCGTACCCGCTCTCCCCCCTGATGGCCATCCAGTCTCAGATGGAGGATCTCAACTCGCATCTGACGAGCGTGCGGTCGAGCGCGGCTGCGTACAAGCGGCTGATCATGGTCGACGCCCGGAACTCGAAGCTCGCGCAGGACCTGAAGGATCGGCCGCACGACTACGTAGTCCTCTCCGAGAACCTCGACAAGGAGCGGGTGGTCAACCTCGAGGTCGGCGGCATCACCGCGCAGCAGGTCCAGTACTCGCAGATCGCCCAGGATCGGCTCGACCGAGTCAGCGGAATCCACGACGCGATGCGCGGGAACATCTCGGGAGCCGCGACGGCGACCGAGGTCGCGGTGGCCGAGTCGAGCGCGACGATGCGCATGGCACACCTGAAGCGGCAGTTTCAGGAGGCCGTGGACGAGATCGGCCGCGCGGTCTGCTGGTACATGTGGCACGACGACCGGGTCGTTCTCCCCCTCGGGCAGGACGGCGTCCGGATGTTCCTCGACGCGAACCCCGTGTTTCAGGGCGGCGTTCGGATGCCGGGGTGGGAGGATCTCGAGGTTTCCGTCGACGCCTACAGCATGGAGCGCGTCTCCGAGGCGCTCGTGCAGAAGCGCGCGATGGAACTCCTTCAGATCACCACCAACGTGGCGCAGGGCATGGTTCAGATGCCCTTCGTCCGATGGGACGAGATCCTCTCGGTGGTCGCCGAATCACTAAAAAAAAAAAATCTTGCCGACATGATCGACAAGAATGCGGTCGCACAAATGCAGCAGGCGATGATGGGCCCGCCGCCCGGGGCGAACGCCCCAATGCCGCAGGCGAGCCCGGAACGGACCAACGCAATGGGAGAGCCGAGCCCGATTCCCGCGTCGAGTCTCGCGGGCCTCGCGGCGGCGGCGCAGCGAGCATGATCTACGAGTTCCTCGACCAAAACGGTAATCACGTCGAACTCAGCATGAGCATGGCTGAAGCGCCGTCAATCGGTGCTATTATCACCCATGAAGGCAGAACCCTGACCAGGATCGCGAGCTTCATGCAGATCGATCCCGCGACGAACCGCCACCAGTATCCGTACGTCAGCACTTCGCTGCCGCGTCGGCTCCCTGGTTGCAAGGTCACGGGACAGGGCAAGCCGATCATCGAATCGAAGCGCCATGAACGGAACATCATGGCGCAGCATGGTTTTGAGAAGGACTGACATGTCAGAACCCGAAGTACAGGACCAGACAGACCTTGCGGACGAGATCGCTCCGTCGATCCCATTCGAGGAAGCCGCTCATGCGGACAACTCCTCGAACGAGGACGAGGTGCTTGACCGTCTTCTAGGTGTCGATGAGCCTCAGAAGGCCGAGGCCGTTCCAACGCCGGAACCGTCTGCTCCAGATCCCGATGTTGATCGGGCGCTGAAGGCATTGCAGCGGGATGGCGTTCCGAAGGACGTGATCGAATCCATCAAGAACGACCCTTCCAAACTCAAGGAGTGGGGCTTGAAGGCGGCGAAGCGTCAGGCCGACGTCGATGCGTTCGGCGCGAAGGTTGCCGAGTCGAAGAAGGACCCCAAGGCCGAATCCAAGGAGACGGTCAAGGCGTCGGCAAAGAGCGAAGACGGGGAGGCAGACGTCGACCCGCTTTCGCAGTTTGGCGACATCTTCGGAGACGAGGCGGCCAAACCGCTGCGCGACTTGACGGACCGAATGCGCTCCGAGTTCGATGACCGCGCTCGGGTGCTCGAGGTCAAGTACGAGACGCAACTGGCATACGAGCGGATCTCCCGCGACTACGGCAGGAATGCCCCGTCCTACGAGGAGATTTCCGAGAAAGCGGCCCAGATCGGCCGCGAGAATCCAGGCGCGTTCTCGTCCGTTTCGGACATCGTGCGTCAGGCTTTCAGGGTCACGGCGGGAGAGCCGAAGAAGGTCGATCCGCGCAACGCGGCGCGACCGAACGTCGGCGCGAACCCGCCTCGACCCACCCGTCAGGTGGACGCCGAGGATCTCGTCCTCGACGTCCTGCTTTCCGGTGGAAGCCGCGCCGATGCGCAGAGAATCCTTTCCCGCTAACCAATAGGAGGGCATCATGCCTTCGATCACGACCTTCAACGACTTTATGACCACGACCGGTCCGGCGTACCTCACGTCGGCCGACTCGGTCATCAACGAGGCCGTCAAGAACACCTACGCCTTCAGCCGCCTCCTGAAGGGCAAGAGCGCCGAGCAGACCATTCAGGGTGGAACCGAGATCCGCGACGTCATCATGTTCGATGACGCCCGCACCTACGACCACTACCAGCCCAACGACACGTTCACCTGGCGCAACCCTCAGGTCACCGACTTCGTCCGCGCTCCGTGGCGCTTCTCGCTCGACCACATGTCGTGGACCGACGCCGAGATCGAGCTGAACTCAGGCGAAACCGCTGCCAGCACGAAGGTCGCCTACAAGCGGCTGAAGCGCATCAAGGAGCAGCGCATGTGGACCTCGATGCTGAACGGCTTCGAGGAGGACCTGTGGGCCGTTCCTCAGGTGGCGAACATGGAGTCCGATGGCGGCAAGCTTCCGTACTCGCTGCCGTACTTCCTCACCGAGATCGCGACCAACTACGGCGGCGCGCTCGGTCTTCGAGGAACGGCTCCGTACACCGCGTCGTCCAACGCGGCCACCACGGTCATGCGCATCTCTCCGTTCACGGAGAACCGCTGGACCAACATCGTTGAGCTGTACAACAGCCAGACCGATGCTCTTACCCCCCTCGGCACGGAGTGGGGCAAGGTCAAGGCGTCGGCTCTCAACACGAACACGGTGTACGCGCAGGGGTCCGGACACACCGTCCAGCTCGGCAACCTCTTCAACGCGATGGACGTCATGTTCATGCGTCTGAAGTACGAGGCGCCCAGCACCCGGCAGCAGTACTTCGAGAACGACAACCTGAACCGTCAGATGATCCTGACGAGCCGTCTCGGCGTGCAGAACTACCGCAACGCGCTTCGCCTGAGCAACGACACCCTCGTGTCGTACCAGGATGCGTCGTACAGCAGCCCCGCCTACGCGGGCATCGACGTCACCTACTGCTCCGACCTCGATCAGGCCGCGATCTACCCGGCCAACGACAACTCGGTGAGCGGCACTGTTCCTGCGCAGACCCTTGCGGGGTACAACGCCGTCACGGGAGCCAATGGGTTCACCGCGGCGACTGACGGATCGAAGATTTCGGCGTTCGGAACCGAGACCGGTGCGAACACCATCGTCCGCGCGCCCCGGTTCTACTTCGTGAACGGCAACTACCTCACGCCGATCTTCCACGCTCGTCGCTACTTCAAGCAGCACGACGTGCTTCGGCATCCGAACCAGCCGTTCACCTACGTGCAGCCCGTGGACTGCTGGCACAACCTGTTCTGCAACAGCCGCCAGCGTCACGGCGTCGTCGCTCCGCTCTCGTTCGCCTGATCCCAAAGGAGGGACACACACATGATTCCCGGAATCCTCGTTCCGACTGGAAACCTCGGTGCGCTCAATGCGCATCAGGTCATCGTCAGCCCAATCGCGGCCGCCGCTGTCGCCGTTGGCGATCTCGTGAAGTTCGACCTCGATGACACCACGACCTACGCCGATACGGCAAGCCTCAACGACCCGGACGCGAAGGACAACCCCTTCAACGTCGTGAAGCTGGCCGTCGCCGGAAGCTCCTCGACCACCGAGAAGGGTGGCGTCTGGGGCGTGGTCACCGAAGGTGCAACCGCAGGCAATCGGTGCAAGGTCTGCATCACCGGAATGGTCGACGCCAAGATCAGCGCGGCCACGACCAAGGGCGTGACGACCCTGATCGCTGACGCGGGGCTTCTCAAGCCTGCGCCCAGCACCGCCGCCGTTGCCAGCAGCGCGCCGATTGCGCTCGCCCTGGAGACTCTCGCTGGCGCAGGGACCTGCAAGGTCCTCATCAACGGATTCGCGTTCTCGAACGCGGGCGCCTGACCGGACCCTTTCCTCCCTCCTCCCCTGCCCGGGTGACCGGGCAGGGGAGTTTCCATGCTTACCCTTGGCGGATTGCGTCAGCACGTTCTCTTGGCTATCGGCGGGCAACCGTCGATTGTCAGCGGTGTGACGCGCGATCAGCGCACCGCCGAGATCATCAATCAGGCCGCGCAGTACCTGTTCTCCCGCCCCTGGCGGTTCAGAGAGCGTACTGCGCGGCCTGTTTCTTTGGTCGCCAATCAGGACTGGGCGGCTCTGCCTGGCGACGCCGAGGAGATCATCAGCCTCACCGCGCAAGCGGGCCTTGGCTGGCGAGTCGAACTGACAACCCCGGAGCAGATCGAACTGTTCAGGAACGCGATGGCCCCCGCGCTTCTCGACAGCGTCTACTACGCGGCCCTGTCCCGCCCTTGGGCGCAGTCGGACGGGGTGACTCCGCTCGTTGACGGAACCGACTTCCCGGCGGTCCGGCTCGAGCTGTATCCGACTCCGTCCGCGTCATCCACCGACACGATCATCATCCGCTACCGCTCGGGGTGGCAGTCGGTGACCGCTGATACGAGCAACGACTACAAGATCCCCGTTCCCCCATACGCGGAGGCGCTTCTGATCGCCTATTGCCGCGCGTTCGCCGTTTCCTACGAAGACGAAGGCCTTTCCGCTCGGTTGATCGAGATCGACAACGGCCCGCTTTGGAACGCGGCGAGCAGCAAGGACGGGATTCAGCAGAGAGACTTCGGGCGGCTCCCCGCCGTCCGGTCGGGTTCGTTCGTTTCGGATCCGAACCGCTACCGACGTGGATTTGCACAGGGGCCATCGTGACCATTGAGACGCTTCTCGGCATCGCCGTACCGTTCACCGTGATCCTCGGGCCGCTCTTCGCGGCCTTGTTCACGATCAGCAGCCGCCTTGCCAAGATCGAGCAGAAGCTCGAGAGCGACAACAAGCGTGTGGACGAGATCCTGCACAAGCATGATCGGCACATCCACGAGATCCGCAACTCCCTGCATCAGATCAGCTTGCAGATTGCGGCTGAACGAAAGGATCAGCAATGACCCCCACCAACACCAACATCGCCGCATACACCGTGATCTGCATCTCCATCCTGCTCGGCGGTTTCATCATGGCGGCTCAGGGCTGCGACCTTCAGTCAATGGTGAAGGTCGACGTTCCCGCTCCCGTTCTCGAGGCCGTCTCCCCGGAGGATCTCGAGGGTGACATCACGCTCGCCGAGGCGCAGCGCGTCTGGGAAGACTGGGTGAACTACGTCGAGTCGAACACGGAGCGCCTCCGCAAGTCCATCGATGACGCCAACGACCGCTACTACGCGCTCGCGAGCATCATCAACACGGGCGTCTCCATCCTCGGCGACCACGCCGGGGCGTTTCCGTTCGGGGCCATCGCCATGTCTGGCCTCGGGGTCCTGACCGGGCTGTTCCTCAAGCGCCCCGGCGAGGACAAGCGGGTGCAGCTCGAGAAGGAAGCCAGCTACAACGCGGGCATCGCGAAGGGTGCAGAGGTGGGGAAGCCGCTGCTTGAGGTCAACAAGACGGAGATCGACGCATGACCGCGAAGATCCAGATACGACGCGACACCGCGAGCAACTGGGCGACCAACGATCCGACCTTGTACGAGGGGGAGATCGGGTGGGACACCACCGCCAATCAGATCAAGATCGGAACGGGTTCCACGTGGAACTCGACTTCGTACCTTGGATCGACGCTGCCGTACTTCAGCAGCGCGGCGACGAGCTTCAACGACGCATCGCTCCGGATTCAGGGTCGGTACTACTTCGCGACCGGAGACGCGATGTCGGACGGGCCTGCGGCGCCGATGGAGATCAAGGCGTTGGACGGCGGCGTGAGCCTGCTCGTACTCGTCTTCGGATCCGTCGTGGTGCAGCGGATCTGGACGGACAGCGACGGCACTCAGCCCGTGAAGTCCTACAGCCGCGTCTACGACACGGCGTGGAGAACCTGGGTCGCCGAGAACGATTTCGCCGTCGATGCGACGGAAGGCACGGATCTCGTAGCGAGGTCGCTCGACATCAAGGATGACGCGAACGTCGACGGCGATCTCGTTGTCAAAGGCAACACGACGCTCGGAGACGCCGCAGGCGACCACGTGATCGTGCAGGCCGACACTACGAATGCCGTGATCTACCCTGCGGGCGACGCTGATACTGGCATCGCTTTTCCCCTATTAGATCAAGTCGTTGTGAACGCTGGTGGATTTGGGAAGGCATTTTTTGGTCCTGGGTATGTCTCGTTGGCGTCAGAGATCAACCACAACATTGCGTTGGCCACGGGAGGCGGCACGGGAGTGATCAGCCTTTCTGGCGGAGATATCCAATGCAACTCCAACCGCGTTACCCAGGTTGGAACCCCTACCGCGGCAACCGATGCTCTTCGCCTAGGCGATCTGAACCCACGGAAGCTCATCTCTATTGTCTGGTCCCCTGACAACGCAACCACGCCTACTAGCACCGATGGAACCTCGTGGACCAGAACGAATCCATCGAACTTCACCCTGAGTGCCGCAGGCAACTGGGTCGGACTCGTTCTCGTGTTCACGGGGGGGCTGCCCCTCGCCAATTTTTCAAATGCCGTCGTGAAGTCAACCACGACTGGTGGAACCTTCACGATCCCCAGTAGTGGCGGCGGCAGTCACGCATTCGTGCTCATCGCCATCAAAATCCCCTGATGACTTCCATCCCCGTCCAGATCCCGTTCGGTGGCTTCACGGAGCAGTCGCAGTTCTCTGCGGTTCCTCCGGGCATGACGCCTTCGTGCGTCAACGTGATGCCGACCGACGTCTGGAACGGGAGGATGCGCGTCAGCACGCGCAACGGAACGCAGCTCTACAACGACGGGGCCGTGCAGTTCATGGGCTCGTACCGCGTCTACGAGGGCGGCGTTCTAGTGGAGCGGATCATCTTTGTTCGCGGCGGAAGGATCTACTACTCGAACCCTCGATCATCGCTCACGGCTACGGCCACGCTGTTTGGAGACGGAACGACTCAGACCGTTCCATTTCTGAACACCACAGGCTTGGTCGAAGGGGTTCAGTTCAACGATCACTTCTACTTCGTGGACGGCGACCACTACGTCCTGGTCCATCTGCACGCGCCGACCGACACGGACGCCGTCCACGTGTGGGGTGACGATTCCCCGGTCGCGGGCCCGTTCCATACCGATCCTGTCGGATACACGCCAGGCGACGGAACCAGGGCGACCCTGATCTGCCGATGGGGCGCGCGGCTCGTTCTCGCCGGGTACAAGGAGACGCCGCACATCTGGTACGCCTGCGCTCCGGATGAGCCATACATCAACAACCTGGCCGGGCACGGATCCGCGACCCCTGACGGATGGGATGCGTCGGTGTACATCGGAGCTATCGCAGGAACGAGCAGCAACTCGTATGGGACTCTGCCTGACCCGATCCTCGCGATCTTCCCGTTCGCCCAAAGCGGACTGATGTTCGCCTGCACGAACTCGTTCTCGTTCCTGACCGGGGACCCTGTCTTCGACACAGCGGACGTGCAGATCGTCGGACTCACGAAGTCCATCGGCATCACGGGAAGGCGCGCTTGGTGCCAGTCGCAGGAGAAGGGCGCGTTCATCCTCGCGAACGACGGCCTGTACTTCATCAACGCGAACGACTTCAACTTCAACCGCGCGAACCGCGTCAGCGCGGGCAAGCTCGATTCATTCTTCCTTCGCCTCGACTTCGGCACTCCTGCAATCGGAGGCTCGAGTCCGCTTACGGGCGGCACGCTCAGGTCGTTGCAGACCGTCGATGGAAGCGGCTCGGGAGCGTCGGCCAAAACGCAGACCACCGAGGGCGGCTTGACCGACGAGCCAACCATCGGAAAGGTCGCTACCCCCGCATCGATCTCCTCCGTGTTCGGAACCGAAATGGAGTCCGGCGAGGTGTTTCCGTGCCTTTGCTACGACCCTGACCGTGAGGGGGTGTGGATCTTCCTCTCGGTCAACGGCGTCGAGCAGTCGAGCCTGCACCTCTTCTACGACCTGAAGACAAACTCGTTCTGGCCGCAGCGGTTCTACGACCCGAAGATGTTCGCGCCGACTTCAGCCATCTATATCGGGACATCCAGGGCGTCGTCCGGTCGGTTGTTCATGGGCGGCACGGGAAGCATCTCGATCATCGACAAGGCGTTCCCTCTCGGAATCGACGGCTGGCAGTCCGAGATGGAAGACGAAACGCAAGTTGCGCAGTTCGTGCGCTCGAGCCTCACCTTCGGGCCCATCATCGGGCAACTTCCGTACCGCGTCATGCTGAACGAGGTCAGAGTCGATCTCGCGGACGATGACTATGAGCTGCCACCTGGGTTCACAGACCTCTCGGTGGACCCGATCCTTTCGGTCACTACGGGCGACACCGCTCAGACGGCTCTCGGCATTCAGACGGACAGCCTGTTCGTCGTGAATCTGAATCCCATCGTCATCGACGGCGGCTCATCGTCCATCGACCCGACGACCCCGAACTACGATGGAGGCGACTGGGACCCGTCATCGCATACGACGAGAATCGACGGTCGGTTCGCCGTTCGTCCGTTTGGGCAGTATGTTCAGGCAGACCCGTTCTCAGAGGGGACCGCAAGAACCTATACGGGGCCTGGTTCTTGGGTCATCCGCTACGACACGGGTCTTTCGCCCGACGCATGGGCCATCGCCAAGTACAACGGCGTGTCTTGGGACAACGAGTACGAACAAATCGTTGCCGACCCCGTGACGCCGAACGGGACGATGGTGACCGTTCATCAGATTCCCATCGACCCTCCGGACGCGAAGGACAATGCCGAGGTATCCGGAGCGTCCTTCCCGGATGCCGAGGTCACCGAAATCGGATCACTCGTATCTGGTCGGAACAACGCCAAGAGATGCCGCGTTCGTGCCGAATCCATGTATCTGACCATCGCCGCTGACGGTAGACCTTGGTCCATCGAGCGGATGTCCGCAATCGTTTCCCAGGTCGGGAAGAGCAGAGGTGACCCCTAATGGCATGGCCAATCATCATCGGCGCCGGATTGATGGCGGCTGGCGGAGTCGCTGGCGCGGTCGGCGCGAACGCCCGCAAGGGCGCTTTGAACAGACTCGCTGCGTCGATCCAAGAGCAGTACAACTTGCTCGGATCGCAGTACGAGCAGCGGTTCCAAAACATCATCGACCAGTACGCTGGCGAGCGCGGTACAAACATCGGTCTATACCGCGATGAGATGAACAAGGCGATCCAAAGCTACACGCGGTACTTCGATGAGGCGAGAACCCAGTACTCAGAGGGCATGGATCGCGCCCTTGAGGAGATGCGCGTCGGGCGAGAGTCCACGACGGCGCTCATCCGTCAGGACACCGAACGGTCGTTGCAGCGCCAGCGGTCGATGAACGCATTCACGGGCCTCGGCCAGACGTCTTTCGGCACGGGCAGGCTTGAGGCCGTCGGAGCGCAGGGCGCTCTCCGCGAGGGCGCGGTGCGCGAGCAGTACGCCGCGCAACTCAGCGCCCTCGAGGCGCAGCGCGCGAGCGGGATGTCTTCCCTGTCCGCGCAGATGGCGCAGGGTCTTGGGTCGATGCAGGCGTCGCAGGCGTCGAACATCAGCAACATCTACCAGATGTACTCAGGAAACATCACCAACTTGCAGCAGTCCAGGTTGCAGGGGTCGTTCGGGTACCGGGAGCGAGGCCTTGCAAGTTTTGTGCAGATTGCGGGTCGCGCCGCTGCGCTCACGGGAAGCGGTTGGAGCGCAGCCGGATCCGCTCTCGGGTCCATCGGCGGCGCGGTGTTCGGAGCGGGTCTTCAGGGACTCGGGTCAGCAGGCGCAGGCGCAGGCGCAGGCGGAACGGCGATGCAGATGGGCGGGATGTCCCCGTCGCAGACGTTGCAGCACTACCAGCAGTTCGGTATGGGGGGCTGGAACAACCAGGGGCTCCCCGTCTCCACATTCAACCCGTATGGGGGATAAGCGATGGCAGATCCACGCAAGCCCATGTTCAGCCAGGAGCAGTTGCAGGACATCGCCGCCGGCCTCGGAGCGGGACTCGCGGGTTCGGAGAACGAGGGACTCGCGGCCGCTGGTCGCGCGCTTTCGGCAACCACCGGATCCTTCATGCTCCGCTCGAGGGAGCGAAG